CAAAAGAAAAAGGAATGTCAAAACCGCAAATTATTGATCCAACAGATACAGTTCTTTGCGTATATTGCAAAAAACCTTTAAGCAAAAGTAGCGATGATTGCGTTAATGTTACTTCTAAATCATATGCTCATAAGCATTGTGCAGAATTAGAAAGCCAACGAGAATTAACCGATTCAGAAAAGTTAGATAAGTATATTATGAAACTATTTGATGTAGAGTTTGTTCCTCCTTCTGTAAGAAAACAAATTAATAAATTTGTAGATGAATATAATTATACTTATTCTGGTATCCAAAAATCTTTAATTTATTTTTATGAAGTAAAGAAGAATTCAATTGAAAATGCGCGTGGCATGATTTCAATTGTGCCATATATATATCAAGACGCATATAGGTATTATTATTCATTATGGGAAGCTCGTCAAAAGAACGAGCGCAAGCAAATTAAAGACTATATTCCAGAAGTAAAAGAAATTATAATTCCAGTTCCCCATACAGAAACTAAAAGAAGAAAATTGTTTTCTTTTTTAGATGAAGAGGAGTGAATAAATGTCAAGTAAATTTGTTGATACAACTGCTATCCTCCAAATCATTGGGGGAGTATACAATAATCCACAACTTTTAGATTTTACTGATAAGTATACTATTACAGACGAGGATTTTCCTGATGAATTTCATCGAATTGCTTTTGGCGCTATTTATAAACTCCATGAACTGGGCGCAGAAAAAATTAATCTAAAAAGTATTTCAGATTTTTTATCCAGTAGGCCAAAAAGTGAAGCCGTTTTTAAGAAGCAAAAAGGTGAAGAATGGTTGCTTAAAGCTTCTGAAAATAGTATGCCTAATGCTTTTGATTATTATTATGGACGTTTAAAGAACTTCTCTTTACTTAGAGCTTATGATAATTGTGGCATTAATGTTTCAGATATTTATGACCCAGATAATATCTTTGATTCTAAAAAGAAACAACAGCAAGAAGATATTTTAGACAATTCTTCATTGGAACAGTTGGCTGATAAAGTCGATGCTAAAATTGATTCCATTAGAATGAAATATGTTGAAGATGAATTTGGGGAAGCTTCTCAAGCCGGTGAAGGTATCACTGAATTAATTGATAAGTTTAAAGATACCCCAGAAGTAGGAGTTCCATTATATGGACCATTGGTCAATACGGTAACTCGAGGGGCAAGATTAAAAAAGTTGTATTTGCGGTCAGCCGCTACGGGTATTGGTAATTAATTGCCGTGCTTAAATGAAATTTTAAGTATTATTATAGGAGAAAAAAGCTGGAAAGCTAAATCAGAAATGATATGCTAATCAGAGGTGAAGGTTAAGATTAAAAAACTAACCAGCCGCAACGCATAGAAGGTGAAACTCGAAAGAGAATATAATCCTTCCAAGAGGCTCCTACATAATAGTTTATAGAACTATTTGAGATAGATTAACCCACTATCAACACCTAACGTTAAACGAGGATGAAAAGATATGCTGAGCTTATAGGAAACTATAAGAAGTAAGAGATAAAAAGCTTTTACGATAACAAAACTGAAAACCCGCAGTATGATCGCAGATTCCTGTTATATTGCTTGTGATAAAATTTATGATGAAGCTTTTGGCTGGATTAGTTGTGGAATTAGTCAGCCAACATTATTTATTGCAACAGAACAAGATTTAAGTGAAGTCCAAACTATGATGTTGGCTTTTGTAGCTAATGTTAATGAAGAGCATATTTTAAATGGTTCATATGAAGGCGACGAAGAAGAGCGTGTGCGGCAGGCCGCAAAAATTATTAAAGCAGCTCCTTTGTACGTTGAAGAATTGCCAGATTTTTCTCTTCAAGACGTCGAAAACAAAATTAAAAAGAATATTCGTGACCATGATATTAAGTATTGTTTTTATGATTACTTACATTCTAGTATGAAAATCCTTGAAGAAATTACTAGGCGTAGTGGTGGAGTTAAATTAAGAGAAGATAATATTCTTTTTATGATTTCAGCTAAGCTAAAAGATATTTGTAATATTTATGGTATTTTTATTATGACGGCAACTCAATTGAATGGAAGCTACGTTGATTCAGAAACGCCAGACCAGAACTTGCTTCGTGGCGCGAAGTCGATCGCCGATCGGGTAGACTGGGCATCAATCCTCCTCGGAGTGACATCAAAAGACATTGAGTCACTTCAAACAATTCTTTCGGCAAATGTATTTGATCGTCCAACAATTAAGATGTCTGTCTATAAAAATAGACGTGGACGATATAAAGGCATATATTTATGGTGTAAAGCTGATTTAGGTACCTGCCGCATCCAACCTATGTTTTGCACAACATATGATTATGAATTAGTCAGTATGAATGACGTAAAAATCATTGTAAAAGATGAATATGCTATTTAATTTAAAGGAGACAGTAAAATGATTAACAACAGTAAGATTTATAACGGATATATCGAGTATAAGATGCCTGCGGCAATGGCTAAGGAGTATCTAAAGAACCGAAAGGGTGCTGACGCAAAGATGTCTCCTAATGATTATCTCTGCAAGGTCGTCAATGAAGGTTTTGGTCTGAAGGGCTATTGTGTAAGAGTTATTCAGTATTAATATGCTGGTCTTCGACAAAGATGAAGTTCGTAATGAGCTAAATATTGAAGATATATATAATCTATTAATGGATTGGGGCGGAGAACCAGAATATACAAATTTTGGTATTATCTCCGCCACAATCTGTCACAACGACCCAGGAGTAGGAAGTAGAAAATTATATTATTACGATAACAGTAATCTTTTTTATTGTTATAGCGGATGCGAAGATCCTTGTTTTGATATATTCCAATTGGTCATTAAAGTAATGGAAATCCAAAAGCATCAGGTACTAAATTTAAATGATGCTATTAGATGGATTGCGCAAAAATTTAATATCTCTGGTAAATTAGAAGAGACTCCAGAAGTGGAAGAATTAGACGATTGGAAATATTTGTCAAATTATGACCGCATTCAAGATATTGAAATAGATACAAGTAGAGTTGTTTTAAAAGAATATGATATTAAAATTTTATCTCGTTTTAATTACAAGGTCAAGATTGAACCTTGGTTAAAAGAAAATATTTCTCAAGACGTAATGGATAGGGCTTTCATTGGTTATTATCCAGGTGGAGACCAAATTACCATTCCTCATTTTGATGTAGACGGACGTTTTATTGGGTTGCGCGGTCGCGCACTGTCCGCTGAGGACGCAGAAAAATATGGTAAGTATCGTCCACTAAAAATTAACCAACAATTATATTCTCATCCTCTTGGAATGAATCTATATGGTTTAAATTGGAATAAAGAACATATTAGAGTTATGAAAAAAGCTATTATAGTGGAGTCAGAAAAAAGTGTGTTAAAATTTGCCAGTTATTACGGTTGGGAAAATAATATTTGCGTAGCCTGTTGCGGCAGTACAATTTCTTCTCATCAAATTCGTTTTCTTTTGGATTTGGGTGTAGAAGAAATTATAATAGGTTTTGATAAACAGTATAAAGAATTAAATACAGATGAAAGTAAAACTTGGAAAAATAAATTATTAAAAATTTATAATAAATATCATCAGTATTGCCTCATTTCTTTTATATGGGATAAAAAAAATCTACTTGGTTATAAAGATTCTCCTCTAGATAGAACTGCTGATATTTTTTTGCAGCTTTTTAAAGAGAGAATTGTATTATAAAATTTATAAAAGGAGTTTGATATCTTATGGATTATTAGCTGATAGTCTCTGACATTCCGCAGGCACAATCGCTATCTGCGGTTGAAAGAGTATTAACTAATAGAGGAATAAGCTTAAATAATGTGCATCATTATTTAAATACGACTGATGATGATATTTTAAGCCCTTTGCTGCTTGACCATATGGAAGAAGGAGCAAAGATGTTGGTTAATCATATTTCTAATAATGATAAGATTATGATTATAGTGGATAGTGATGCAGATGGATTCACTAGCTCAGCTATTCTTATCAATTATTTGCATTCTTTATTCCCTAGCTTTGTAGAAAATAATATTTCTTATTATCTTCATTCTGGAAAACAACATGGATTGGATGATTGCGCCGACCGGTGTACCAACCGCAATGATATTAAATTGGTAATTGTTCCAGATGCTGGGAGTTCAGATATTAAAGAACACAAAAATTTGCATGATGCTGGTATTGATGTTTTAGTTCTAGATCACCATAATGCGGATGAGCAGTCTGCATATGCTTGCATTATTAATAATCAGACTTGTGATTATCCTACTAAATCCCTATCTGGCGCCGGAATTGTCTATAAGTTTTGTTCTTATCTTGACAGTTTATTAAATATCCATCAAGCTGATAATTATTTAGATTTAACTGCTCTTGGAATGGTTGCTGATATGGTATCTTTACAAGATTTTGAAACTCGTAGATTAATCACCAAGGGAATTGAAAATATTCAGAATCCATTTTTCGCAGCAATGGTTGAAAAACAAGAATATTCACTAAAAGGAGAGGTAACTCCTTTTGGAATTTCTTTTTATATTGCACCTTTTATTAATGCTACTATCCGCATGGGAACGCAAGAAGAAAAAACTCTGTTATTTGAGTCCATGTTGGAGCATAAAGCATATCAGACAATCCCTTCGACTAAGAGAGGTTGTAAAGGTCAAATGGAAACTAAGGTGGAACAAGCTTGCCGCAATTGTACTAACATTAAAAATCGGCAGACTAAAGAAAGAGACACTACATTAGAATTGGTTGAAGAAGTTATTGAAGAAAATAACTTGTTAGAAAATAAAGTTTTAATTATTCAATTGCCTTTTGTAACTAATAGAAATTTAACAGGCTTAATTGCCAATCAATTAATGTCGAAATACCAACGTCCTGTATTGCTTCTTAATAGAGTAAATAAAGATGACGGAAGCATATGTTGGGAAGGTTCTGGCAGAGGATGTAATAAATCTAAATTAAATGACTTTAGAGGATTTCTCTTAGACAGTGGTCTAACAGAATATTGTCAAGGGCATAATCAAGCATTTGGTTCTGGCATTTTGGATAATAATATTTCAACTTTAATTCAATATGCTAATAACGAGTTAAAAGACTTTGATTTTTCTCCTAGTTACAAAGTTGATTTTATTACAAATAGTTATGCTTTAAATCCAAATGATGTTATTGAATTAGCTAATCTAAATTATCTTTGGGGACAATCTGTAGAAGAGCCTTTAGTCGCAATTGAAGACATTAAAGTAACTAAAGATATGGTTAAATTAATGTCTGCTGACAAAAATCCCACTATTAAAATTAGTCTTCCAAATGGAATCAGTATTATTAAGTTTAAAAGCAATAAAGAAGAATATGAAAATTTATTGAGCGAAATGGGTTGCGTAATTATCAACGTAGTTGGAAAATGTGAGAAGAACGTATGGAATGGAGAAGTCAATCCTCAAATCTTAGTTGAAGATTATGAGATTGTTTCTAAGATTGGATACTATTTTTAAAAGTTTTAAACTTTTTATAATAACTATTCTTCTTTTATGCGTTACGATTTTGCCAGTTTCAGCTTTAAATAATGATTTGATATTTACTTATAGCTTATTGCCGCAAGTAGAAACAACTGATCGCAGTGAACTAAAGAAGCTTATAAATGAATGTCAAGACCAAATGGACAAAGCAGAAAATTTAAAGATTGTAATTAATGAATTAAATTATTCTAATAACCATTTAATTAGTATAATAGCTGAAAAAGAATATAATAAAGCTTATGAACGTTATTGCTATTATGAAAATGAATATAACAATATTGTTCAAAGTTTATATGACGCATATCCAGCCGCAAGTCAAATTTGGCTCTATTTAAAAGAGTATGGCTATAATGACTATGTTTGCGCTGGGATTATGGGTAATATTATGGCTGAAGTTGGCGGCCAAACGCTTAATATACAGTACACACTTAGCACAAATAATTATTATGGAATCTGTCAATGGAGTTCAAATTATTCTTCTGTTTGGGGCACTAGTCTTCAAACTCAATTAGACTTTTTAACGTCAACAGTTGAAAAAGAACTTAATACATATGGACGTTTATATTCTTCTGGATTTGATTATGACGATTTTATCAATTTAACAGATGAAAAAGCTGCGGCTTTGGCCTTTGCTAAATGCTATGAACGATGCGGCTCTGGAAGCTATTCCATAAGACAGCAAAACGCCACCGCAGCTTACAATTATTTTGTTGATTAAGCTCCGGGCGGGGACAGACGTTTTGCTCGACTTTCTAATTTAAAAAGCGTTTTAGAATTTTTCATATTGACTTTTCCATAAAAATTTGTTATAATATATATAGAAAATAGAAAGGAATCAATATGATGAAGAAGACTCTAGAAAATCTGAATCCAGATCCTTTTTTAACCCAACTAAAAAAGAGCGCTGATTATATTAATCAGCGTAGAATCAATGGATATATTTATGAAATTTTATGCTTGAGATATAAAATTGCTAGAGATGCTCAAGCAAGATATGAAATAGATACTTGTTATGATGGTAATATAAAGAAAGCTTTAGCGGTTGCTAAAAAAGAGGAGCTGGATTTTTGTCAGATGTTGGATAAAGTAATGGGGCCGCATTATTTTTAAGGGGAGGAGGAAGTAAAGCTTG